GCGTACCAAGTACTCCAAGCAGATTGAATTCGTTTTTGTCCGTCTTCTTTGTAGTTATACAAATAAATTGTATTATCATTAGTACAGCAAAGAACAAAGCCAAGGACACCATCAACAATTAACCTTTTAATAGGTTTTGTTAAATAAGTAGGTGTGCTAATATTTAAATCAATACCTTTAACACTTAAGTTTTCGGTTTTAATATACTCGCGCAACTGTTGACGATTATCTGTTGTAGAAATAAAGTACAAACTATCATTTACAACTACAGGTTCTACGTCAATTGCCATTGGGTAATTTGTAGAATTGCTTAAAGCCACTGTGCTAGGGCTAAAATATCCGTCCGCAACTAATTCATACTGAGCATACTTAGTAAATATGTACAATGAATTATTAAAAGGCTTGACAAAATAAATTTTACTTGCTTGACTTGTCGCAATAGTCACATCAACTACGTCTGTGTCTACTACATCAACTGCTGTAGAGGAGTAGAAGTTTGTGTAATTAGCTGCTTCTGACAATGCTATACTGTCTTCTGATGCAATTCCTAAGCGGTTTTTGTAAAAGAATAAATCATGCACCGTGCGCCCTACAAATGAGGGGTCTGGGTTGTTATCTTCGTTGCCTACTCTTGGGGTTGACCAATCAATAAAATCAATAGTAAATGTAGCAATACCGCCTACAAGGGCTGTACGATCACATTTAACTGGCATATTTGTAAACTGTCCACGATCTGCCGCAGGGTCAATACATTCTTCCCAAGAAGAGCCGTTCCATTTTACATAGTAGCTAGTAAATTTGTTAGCCTCGTCACCGATAATTTCAACAAATACATCTGTAAAACCCATATCTTTGGGCAAATCAGTGACTTTGTTTACAGAACCTTTCCAACCCTCAGATGCTTGGTTACCCCAAGAATCCCAAGAACTAAAAGCAAAGTCATCGCCGTCTGCTCTCCAAATTTTTAAGATAGAGCCAATACGACTACACAAGAAACCGTTGACTCCATTGATAATGCTGACCAAATATTCAGCTGCGTAGTCTGAATCTTCAAAGCCTGTAGGGGGGTCTGAAACAGCCCCAGAAGGTTTATCTGGGCTACACTGAAAGGTTACTCCGTTTAAATAAACGGCATAGTTAAAAGGATTATAACGGTCGCCACTTCCGCGCTTAAGCCAATAGAAGGCTGTGCGGTCATAGACGGCGTCTAGAGGCGTTGTAACTGAGTAGTCAAGGCCAACAGTAGCGTTCTTAGCAAAAAGCCATGTACGGTCTTGTACGGTCAATCCTTTGAGCAAGCCTGTTGTCAAATATGTTTTAACCGCCTCTGTGTTGTACACCACTGTCATTTTGGTGCCATCTTTAGAGTACACTTGAATGGGGTCAGCCACATCAAACGTTTCTACAAAGATATATTCTTCTTCGTCTTCTCCACGATCATACGTATGAAAAACTTTTGCAGCTTCCATTTCTGGATACGTAGCGTAGTCTCTAGACATTTGAAACTTAACTGGAGGACGCTTTGTCAATCCTACTACCAAATCTGGTATGCAGTTAGTCATCTCTCGACACTGGCTATCTAGCACCAATTCAGGATTTTGCTGAGATACGCCATTAAAGAACGGAGGATAGACTTTGTTAATTTTAGGCATTTACTCCTCCTTAGATTAGTGCGGTAGGGTTTGTGCCCCGATCAATTAAACGATTGCCTCTAACTAGATTGAATTTAGATTGTTTTAAATGCTCACGCTCAACCTTAATGCGTTGCAAGTTAATTTTGCTTTCAAGCTCTCTCTGCGTTGTTTCGTCACCATTAAGGTAAACGTGCAGGTGCTTAGACGCAGTCAGTACCACAAAGGTACGGAATATATCTGGAATGTTGTCAAAAGTAATTTCGAGACGCACAGTTAGTTCGACAGCATCTTCAAAGATACCTGTCATTTCTTCACGGTTGTATAAATTACCACCTTCCATAAAGTAATCAATGTTTTCAAATGCGATTACGTTTGGGGGCATTGTAATATACCCATCGGTATCTGGAACAAATGAAATTTTAAAAGTGTTAAACCACCACTTACTTTCTTGTTCTTCTCGTAATGTTTCAGAAAGAATTGTACGGGCTTGAATACCCTCGTGTCCTTCTGGCAGGCTGTCAATGGTAACGCCTGATGGGATAGGTAGCTCGCCGATATAGCGGAGCATCCTGTTAATTGCATCAATTTCTGTCATTTTATATTTTCCTTATCGGTATAGCTGTAGACACTCCGAATTTAATGACTACAGATATATAGACAAGAAACCCCCAAGATTTCTCAAGGGGGTTACTATCTAGCTTAGACTACTGTGCCGCCTGTGATAACACAAGCGCAAGCAGGCTTCAATACACCCATACCGTATGAGTAGTATGTGGTCATTAAAGTAGCGAGTTGCTCAGGGATGTAGTTAACTTCAGAAGTCACGTCCATCAACTTAGCAACGGCAACTGCCTCAGAAGTAAAGACCAAAGCCTTCAACTTCTTGTTGGTGCCGCCAACGTCAACAGCGGTATCCACAGGCAAGTAGTTAGACTTGTAAATGCGGATGCCAGCAACTTCCATGACAGTACCTTTGTTGATACCACCATTGTCGCCAGACGTGATGTCCTTGTTGACAGCGTCAGACTGAGCCAAGTAAGAGAATACCTTTGGCGTTACCACCAAGTACTTCTCACCAGAAACGTCTTTCTCTTCCATAGCGGCCACAGCTTCAAAGACTGCTTCGATCAAAGCATCGCCCTTAGCTTTAGGAGTAGCGCCGCTGTCGATCACATCGTTGTTAACTTCCGTACCGTCAGCCTGCACAGCAGAGCCACCGATAGTGCCAGAAGTTTGTGATGCGGTAATCAACATAGCTGCAACAGCCTTGTCGATCTTAACAGCCAGAGCCTCACCAGCTTGTTTAGCCAGTTCGCCACGGGTTTCAAAATGAAGAACTTTCTCTTCAAATTTGTCAACAGCCAGAGCAAAGTACTCAAGAGCATCGATGTTGATGATGCGCTCTTTGACTGGGATGGTTGCCATTGTCAACTCAGTACCAGGTACGTGAGTTTGGGTCTGTGAGTCAGAAGACTGACCGATCACAGGAACAGAGATTGAAGAACCGCTGTCGATTGACTTGGTCATCACCAAATCGAGGAACAACTGCTTACGGTCAAATGCGGTGAGCACTGAGCCGTAGTAGATTTCCAAAGCGTTTGCCATTTCGGTAGGTACACCACGGGGTGATGAACTGTTGTTACCGATGTTATTTACTGTTAAAGCCATTTTAAATTTACCTCAAATGTTTGATTAAGATTGTATTTTGTAATCTTCGCTGTCTTTATTTTCTTCTTTAAGTTGTCCGTTGTTTCCGAACGCATCGTCTACTAAGGGCTTACAGAATACTTATTAATACAAGCATCAGGGTTACTAAATGACTCCTTTTTGGATTGAATGGGGATAAAGGCTAAAGGAGACGAAACGCCAGTACCCCCAATTAATTACAAGATTCCGCGCTTACGAGCTGCGAGGTATCGCTGGTCTACCATATTGGTGTACTTAGCGTCCTTGCCGTATAAACGATCAGTCATAGCCTTCTGCCACTCATTCTTATCGGAATAGGGTTGCAAACCGCCCACTGGAGCGTTGCCCTCTAACCGCCTTGTTTCGCGTGGTTGTGCTTGATCTCGTTTAAACTTCATGTACTCAAGTTGTGCGAGAACCTTGTCTTTGTTTACTGAGTCAACAGCCTCGTTGTATTCTTTGATACTGGCAGGGGGCATATTTTCTGACGCCCACGTCACAATATCAACATACTCCTGTTGACCTCCGACAGATGTGTAAATTTCGTTACGCACTCCATCGGCATAAGCTTTTTGACCTTGGATGTATTGGTCTACTTGATTTTTAGTAAACCCTTTCTTCTCAAGGTCGGCATAAGATTCGTCTGAAAGACTGCCATTCTTTACAAACTCTTGTTCGTATTTAGCCGCACTAAATTCACTTGTGTCTACTGGCTCTTTTGGAGCGTCTGTGACCTCTTCGTCTTTAGTCGGCGTATCGGCAGGTTCATCTTTCGGCTGGCTCATTTTTTTTTCAAGCTCTTGATATGCTTTTAGCAAATCTTCTTGAGATTTAAATTTGCCACCGAGCAACTCCTCTTGCTTAGTGCCATCTTCGTTGTACCCATCAGGTACGCCAGAAGCTTTTTCTTCCGCAGTCTTTTGCGTCTCACGGAAACGAGCGACAGCTTCTTGTTCTACCCGCTCTCGTTCAGATAGTTGGGGCTGCCCAGAAACCTGAGCTTCCCCCGTAATTGTTTCGTTAACTGCTGGTTCCATTACTCACCCTTTGAAGTTGCTTTTTTAGGTGCTTCTACAGGAGGGGTCATATCAATGCTGTTGGGATAGCCCAGTTTTGCCTCTTGCTCTTTATCTCGCAAGTAGTAATCTGCATCTGTAATGGTGTTAGGGTTCTTTTTTTTGTACCCTGCTTGTTTCAGTTCGTACAATGATTTTGTATTAGCCATGTTTATCTCCTTTGATAACTAATTATTGTTGTTGCATCATTTGCTGTGCGCCTTGTTGAGAAACGCCATCTACGACATTACTCATCCCTTGTTGCATCAGTTGTGCTTGTTGTGCTTGTTCTTGCTCTTGTTGGAGTTGCTCATCGGACTTAATTAAATCCGTAACGTCCAAGCCCAAACTATTAGCAATTCTGTTAATATAGGTGCCTACATTTAAACGGCTCAGAATAATTTCTGGGCTGCCTAATTCTTGTAAAAGCTGGTTAAACTGTCGAATCTTGTCAAGCTCTACGTTACGACCAAGTGCCTCAACGCCTGTTACAATAGCCAGTTCAATACCCAAAGCCTCAACGTTTACATTGGTACGTTGCAGTAGTAAGTAGGCCAATGGGCGCTGGAGTTCAAGGGATAAGATGCTGTATACGCCACCAAGAGATTTCTCAAGGTCGGCTGCCATGTAGCGGATTTCAGTAGCGGTTGTACGCTCAGACTCTCGTGCGGCACTAGACGCAACCAAGAAAGCCTGCTCAAGGCGTCTGGTGAGGTCTTGAACCATGTTCATAGGAACTTGTAGGTCAGCCCCTTTGTCCACTCGTAAAACCGTTATATCCTGCTCTAGGTCGCCCAGGATACACACACCGTTTTCTGCCCCGTTAATGTCATCTACGTCGATTACAGAACCTGCTCGTTTACCAAACAACACACGAGACATCACTGAGGATGCTTCGAGTAGTAGCTGGTACAAAGCCTCTAGCGAACGGAAGTCGCCAAGGTACTGTTCGACCAAACCACGACCATAGCTTTCGCCATTGATAGAAGTCCAGCGTAGTGGGATAAACGGCAACTCACGGTCGTTTTTAAATACAATATCAGAGCCTTCGAGGTAGATATCTTCTACTTCTTGGAACTCATACCAAGCACCTTCTTTGCGGATAGCGCGAGTGTAAATAGTTACTTTAGTTTTTTCAGCAAACTCTTTGTCTGCCAAAAGCTGATCCATAATGTCTTGTGGTAGTGTGTCTTTTGTAACAGCCTCTTTGCTGATAATTTCGACAGGGTTACCACTAAAGTCACGGGATATTACGTAATTAGCTAACTTGTAGCTTTTAAGACCTCTTTCGGTCTTGTACAGGAGGGCGTTTCCACCAATAACTAAGGACTTAATTGCCTCAAATATTGGAACACGGAGGGCTTCGCGCTCAATCTGTTTCATCATCTCTTGTTCCAAGACAACTAGGTTTTTCTCTAGTTCGACTTTGCCATTAGGCTGTTGCTGGTTTACAAGCTCCACAACAGCGGCATCTGGAATCAAGCGGAAGAAGCTGGTGTTTGGGGGCAACAAGGCAAGCAATAGCTTACTTGACAAGTTGTGAACCAAACGGCTTCCTACGGCTTGGTAGGGAGTATCAATATCATCAGTCTCTGTGTGTCCGTCATCGGTTACAACAGAGGGAATGGTGAGCTTTGAACACTCTCTAGCACGATCTAAAACAGCAGAACGGTCAGCATCCAATTTTGAAAACTTTTGTTTTGAAGTCGAGAACTCGTTAATCAGCTCTTCGACTGTATAAATTTTAGCTGCCATTTTTTACCTTTAATCTCTTTCTAACCAGTTTACTGTCCAAGCAAGCCCTGTGGTAGCGCCCGCTGCTTGTGTAGAACACACAATAGCAAACTGACCGCCAATATATAAGCTTAGTCCCAGAGACTCTGCGTTTACGTCAGTAAGAGAGCCTGATGGGGGTGTGTTACCATGACCTACTGTTATTGTTGAGTAAACTGTGACTCCTACAAAACCCCCTGTAAGCCCTGTAGCTGTTGTATTAATGTCTAATGTACTGTGACCTCCAACAGGAGTCCAAGCACCGCCTACAGCGGTTACAGCGCCATTAACCAATTGAATTGTAATCAAAGTATCAGCCGATGCGTTGACAGGAGCAAAGTCCAAACGTTTCATCAAGGCACGTAGGTTAGGCACGGTTGACTGGTTCCTAAATACAGCGCATACTTTTGGTGTGTTACCAATAGCAGTTGTTATATTTGCACCAGCTACTGTGGGATACGCACAGGGCGTGTCAGGGTATTGAATTATAGAAGTCATTTATATGACCTTAAGCTTTTCCAGCGCCTGTACGCTCACCTGCACCAGTGCCGACTTGACCGCCTGCATCCGCAGTAACGATTGGAATCTGAAGAGACTTAGCGCCCATCTTAGCAGACTCTTGTTTACGTCTAGCTTCTTCTTCGGGGGTAATAGCCTCTTCTAGTGTGGCCGCCATCTCAACAGCAGGCGCAGCTGGGGGAGCAGTGTAAACAGGCTTTTCAACCACACCGCCACCACCCTTACCGCCTTTGAAGACGAGGTTAGGGTTTTCTTTTTTTTCTTCTTGTGGTTCAAAGTACATACCGCCAGCAAAGGCAAATTGTGGTTGTACGTTAAAGCCCAAGAACTGCTCAAGCTGCTTGATAAATTTTTTCATTGTC